CAGTTAAATTTGTTAACATACCTTTGCTAAAACAATGGATGGCAGCAGATTATCCTGCTAAGAATAATAGGTACAGAGATTGGCATCGAACATTGGATAGACAAACCAATCCAGATGCAGGAGGAGTAAGAATACCTATTAATCAAGCGTTTCTGGTAAATACCCCAGAAAGAGGAGTAATCGAAATGCAATACGCACATGATGCTAATGGAGGTGCAATGAATAATTGTAATTGCCGATGCTGCACAGTGTTTGTTGCTTAAACAAATAAATATGAGTAATTTTTATAACAAGAAAGGAGTTAGTGGAGCACCAGTAGATATGGCTGATGACTCAAGAACCATTACGGTTTACTACTCTGCGTTTGGTAATGTTGATAGCGATGGTGACGTAATTGTACCAGGTGCTTTTACAAAATCTATTAAAGAGAACGGTCCTCAAGGCAAGAATAGAATCTGGCACTTGTTTAACCACTCTACTGATAAACCAGTATCTAAGCCTAAAGAATTGGCAGAAGATAATTTTGGTTTATTATCAAGGATAAAAATGCCCAATACAACTTTAGGTAGAGATACTTACGAGTTGTATAAAGATGGTCATATCACAGAACATAGCATTGGTTTTCAGACTATTAAGTCTCAAGCTAAGTCTGGATATAACGAGATTCAAGAAATTAAATTGTTTGAAGGTTCTTCAGTTTTATGGGGAGCCAATTCTAATACGCCTACAATCATGGTTAAATCTGAAATCAAATCAACTCTAATTGATGAGATAGCTAAGACTATCAAGTCATTAAGAAATGGTTTCTATACAGACGAAACATTCGGTTTGTTAGAATTAAAACTTAAACAATTACAACAATATCTAGCTGAGATGGAGGATGAAGATTCAGTCGCTTCAGAACAACAACCGCCTATAGATGCACCAACTGACTTGCAACCAGAAGGAGAATCAGAAGATGAGGCATTGGAAGATGAAGATGACCCGATGATTTCTGTTGAACTAGAGATAAACAAATATTTACAATCATTTAAAATTTTCAACTAATGGTAGAAGAAATTAAAAGTGCGTTCGAAGGCATTAAAACAGAAGTATCTGGAGCAATCGAAAGTGCAAAAGCTGAAAGTGCAGTAGCAGTAGAAGGCTTAAAAACTGAATTAGAAGAATTAAAATCTCAAATCTCTGTAGTTAAAGATGCTGCAGACAAATTAGAGGCAAAAAGCAATCGTAAAACAATGAACGAAAATCAATTTAAAGGTTTCAATGCCACTTTAGGTGAGCAAATTGAAAAAAATGCGGACAACATCGCAAAATTAGGTCGTGGTGAAATGAAGAATACTTCTTTCATTATGGACACTAAAGCAGTAGGAAACATGACTGAAGCAGTAAACTTAACTGGAGATATTCCACGTGCTTACGCTAATCAAGTTTATGGTTTACCTTCTCGTAAAATCCACGTTAGAAGTTTGTTGCCAGTAGGTACAATCTCTCAAGGATTATTTACTTTCCCTCAAGAAACTGGTGGTGAAGGTGCTCCTGCTAACCAAACTCAAGGTAGTGCAAAAGCTCAAGTTGATTTCGATATCAGCATGGTTAATGCTCCTGCTCAAGTTATCGCTGGTTACGTTAAAATCTCTCGTCAAATGTTAGATGACGTTCCTGCAATGACTTCTTTCTTACAATCTCGTTTGTTAGAAAAATATCTTGTAGCTGAAGATGCTCAATTATTATTCGGTTCTGGTTCTGGTGTTAACTTGACTGGTTTGACTATCAATGCTGCTGCTTTCAGTGGTGCTGCTACTGTTGACGTTGAGCAATTAGTACAAGCTATTGCACAAGTTGAATCTAGCAACTATTCTGCAACTGGTATCTTGATTAACCCTACAGATTGGGCTAACATCGTAAACACTAAGAACACCAACTCTGCGTACTCTTTACCAGGTTCTACAGTGGTTACAACTGATGGTCAATTATCTATCGCTGGTATTCCTATTTTCAAGTCTACAGCAATCACTGCTGATAAGTTCTTAGTAGGAGACTGGTCTATGGGTGCTCAAATCATGCAACGTAATGGTATCTCTGTTCAATTCTTTGACCAAGATGGTAACAACGCTGTTGAGAACATGATTACAGTTCGTGTTGAGGCAAGAATCGCTTTCCCTATCTACTACGCTAGTGCGTTTGTATATGGTGATTTCGGTAACGTAGCTTAATTGATAATATAGTTATCATACATAAGGGGTGGGTCTAAACGCCCATCCCTTTTTTTAAATTTATTATATGCAGATTATAAGGGATGTCACAACCACAGTGGAACCAGTTTCAGAACCAATAACATTGGCTGAGGCTAAAAACTATCTAAAGGTTGATTTTGATGATGATAATGACTTGATAACTTCTTTGATAGCTTCTGCAAGAGTTAGATTAGAAAAATACGCAGGTGTTGCGATGTCAGCTCGTACCTTGCAAGTTGTTGCTTACGTAGATGAGTTCATAGAACTTCCGTATGCACCTCTAAATACGATTTCAAAAGTTGAATACTGGGATAACAATAGCTGGGTAGAGATTACCGTAGGACAATACTATGTCTTAGGTACAACATATAAAAAACTTTATATGACAGCTTTTGGTCGCATGGAATTCAGATTTACATATACTTGTGGTTATGCCACTACTCCTTCAGTAATGAAAACAGCATTGTATAAGATACTTGCTGATTTGTACGATTACAGAGAATCTTCTGTTGAAGATAGCAAACCAAATGCAAACGTAGCGTCTGCATACGAATTAATGAAGCCTTATAAAAGAGTAAGCATAATATTATAATGATAAGTAACCTCAAAAATAGAATTACTTTCCAGTCTAAGATATCAACTTCTGATGGTGCTGGTGGTGAAGTCTTAACTGACGTAGACTACTATACTTGTTGGGCTGAGATATTTAGAGAATCACAAAATAAAACTAATATTGCTGGTAAGGATTCATTATCAGATAGTATAGTTTTTAGAATAAGAGATGCTCAAAGTATTACTATTTCTAATGACCTTACTGTTTACTATAATGGGAATATTTATCTTATTAGTAGTATTATAGATGAGTTTGATGGGCATAACTATTTAAGAATCACTTGTTCTACTTTAAAGAGGGTTAATACTTGGGATAGTATTACTGCTTTCTGGGAGAATATTAGTACAACTTGGGAAAATACTTAATGTCATTCACCATAAATAAGACAAGCACTGTAACAAGCCTATCAAAAAGGCTGAAAGAGGCTCCTCATGTTATTACTCAGCAAATACAGAAGATTATTAATGAATCTGTAATAGCTATAGAAAATAGTGCAAGAGCAAGAGCACCTTTGGGTAAAACTGGTAAGTTAAAGGCTTCTATTTATAGTATTCCTTACAATATGAACGCAGGAGCAAAGGTTGGTTCAAGTGTCTTTTACTCTCCTTTTGTTGAGTTTGGTACTGGTCCATCTTATCAGATTCCAGTGTACGCAAACCTAAGTATGAACAAACTTGAGGGGTATGCACAGACTTTTAAGCGAAATAACGGAAATGTAGTAAATTTGCCACATAGACCATTCTTATTCAACTCGGCTTCAGAAGAACTATATAAAATGGTTACTAAAATTAAAAAAATTAAAATATAATGGCTACTCTTCAAGGTAAAGCGGTAAAAAATACATATAGACAAGTATTACAGATTGGTGCTAATAATGTTGGCGTAAGTGCTACTTTACAGCGAGTTCAAGATGGAGCTGGTGTAAATACTGCAATATCTGTTTCAACTATTGCAGCTACAATTCATGGAGATTTAACTATCACTGGTGATTTAATCATTACTGGTGGTGGTATTCAAATACAAGATTTAATTGATGATACTGTTGCCACTTTGATTCAGAATGGTACTGGTATTACTTGGGCTTATAATGACGGTGCAAGAACTTTAACTCCGACTATCACTATTGCAACTGCAGATGGTGGTGTTCAAGGTGATTTCTTACAACTTAATGTAAATGCTAATGAAGCAAGTGCTGTTGGTAAGTTAAAGTGGAATACTGCAGACGGAACAATGGATATTGGATTGATGGGCGGTAATGTAGTGTTACAAGTGGGTCAAGAGCAGGTTGCAAGGGTATTGAATAACTCTGGAAGTATTTTAACAGAAGCTGGTTATCAAGCGGTTAAAATCGCATCTGCACAAGGACAAAGATTAGCTGTTAATTTAGCTCAAGCTAATAACGAGGCTAACTCTAAAGATACTTTAGGTTTAGTAACTGAAAATATAGCTAACAACCAAGAAGGTTTCGTAACTACTTCTGGTTTAGTTAGGCAAATTGATACTACTGGAGATATACAATCTGAGGTATGGGTTGATGGTGATACACTTTATTTATCTCCTTCTGTTCCAGGTGGAGTTACTAAGGTTAAGCCACTTGCTCCTAATCAAACAGTTATTGTTGGTTTTGTAGTTTATGCTCATAAGAACCAAGGTAAGATTTTCGTAAAGGTGGATAACGGTTATGAAATTTCAGAATTACATGACGTTAGAATTACAAGTGTTGCTAATAACAACGTATTAAAATATAACTCTTCTTTAGCTGTTTGGGAGAATGTTGTTCCAACAACAACATGGATTACAGAAGGAACTAATTTATACTATACTCAAGGTAGATTTGATTCAGCTTTCGCTGCTAAGAGCACAACGAACTTGGCAGAAGGAACGAATCTTTATTTTACAACTGCAAGAGGTGATGCAAACTTTGCAACTAACTTTGCAACTAAAACAACTACCAACTTACCAGAAGGTACAAATTTGTATTTTACTAATCAAAGATTTGATACAAGATTTAGTACAAAGACAACAACTGATTTAGCAGAGGGTACAAACCTTTACTATACTCAAGCAAGATTTAATACTGCCTTTGCTGCAAAGTCTACAACAGATTTAGCAGAAGGCACTAATTTATATTACACAGATGCTCGTTCAAGAGCAGCTATCAGCGAATCTGCTGTTGGTTTAGACTATTCTTCTGGAAGTGGTGTACTTAGTTTAACTGCTGGTTATGCTATCCCTACAACGGTTAAATTAGGCCAATACGATACAGCTTACAATCGTTCTATCGTATCTGCTGCAGTAACTGGAACTACCACTAAGACTATATCATTAACTCAACAAGATGCAAACGTAGTTTCAGCTACTTGGACTGACTTAGGTATTACTACAATCAACGGAACTGCTAATCAAATAGCAGCTACAACTGTAGGTAATACTACAACTCTTGCATTTACTAATGATGTTACAATGCCAAACAACTTAGTTGTAAGTGGTAACTTAACTATTAACGGTACTGCAACTTATGTAAACACTCAATCAATATCGGCTAAAGACCCATTGTTCGAGGTTGCAAATGATAACAATACTACAGATGCTGTAGACATAGGATATTATGGAAGATTTTATGATTCAATACAAACTCGTGTTGAATTTACTGGGTTGTTTAGAGATGCTTCTGATGCTGGTAAGTTTAAATTCTTTACTGGCTTAGTAGATGAACCTACTAACGTAGTTAACACTACTGGTGTAGGATATACTATTGGAACATTGGTTGCTAACTTTGAAGGTAACTTAGCTGGTACCGCAAATGCTGCAAATGCACTTACAACTGCAAGAACAATAGCTGCAAGTGGTGATGCTACTTGGTCAGTAAGTTTTGATGGTAGTGCAAACGTAACATCTGCCTTAACATTAGCTAATACTGGTGTTACTGCAACAACTTACGGAACTTCTACTGCAGTTCCTACAATCGCTATAGATGGCAAAGGTAGAATTACAAGTGCTTCAAATACAAATATTGCTTTCCCAGTTACAACCGTAAACGGTGCTTCTGGAACTGTTGTTTTAACAACTTCTAATATAGCAGAAGGAACAAATCAATACTTTACAACTGGTAAAGTTTCTGCATATTTAACTGGAGCAATTTCTACAGTATTAACTTCTGATTTAACTGCTTCAAGAGCATTAGTTTCTGATGGTAGTGGTAAAATAACTGCAAGTGCATCTGCAACTTCTACAGAGGTCAGCTACTTAGCTGGTGTAACAAGTGCTATACAAACTCAATTAAATACAAAGGCATTAGATTCTAATACAGTTCATATTTCTGGAACAGAAACAATTACTGGAAGTAAAACATTTAGTTCAGTTGCTACTTTTTCAAATGGTATAAATATTTCAAATGGTATTTTAAGGGGTTATGATGTTTATAATGGATTTACAATTTATGCTGAACCAAGTGGAACAAGTAATAGAATTACATTAAATGGTTCAATACATCCATTTAATCCTAATAAAATGTATTTTACTGCTGGAGCAGTAGATTCGCTAATATTATCTTCTACAAGTGCTTTGTTTTATGGAAATGTAACAGCATTGGGAAATGCTGCAACTGCACCTGCTTTATATGCAAATAATAATGGTGCTGGTGGAACTGCTCAATATTATCAAGACTTTGGTAATGGTGCAGGTTTTGTTGCAGGTAGAATATTAAGAGGTAATGGTGCAAGTGGTTATGAGTCGAATGGATTAAATATTGATTCTTATCAAGGATTACAAATAAAACTTAATGCCTTAGGCGGTACTGGTGGTATATTTACAGTGACTGGTGGTGGTGCTAGTTTTAGTGGACAAGTATTACTTAACAATACAGTTAATAATAACTATTTAGCATTTAATCATCCAGGTACTCAAACTTGGTATGCAAGAATATCAAATGCCAATAACTCAAGTTTTATTATTAGAAATGATTATGCAGGAGGAACAAATATATTAACATTAGCTGAATCTGGTGCTGCTACTTTTTCTTCAACTGTAAGAACAACTTCATTAACTACTGCAACTAATAGCGGTTCAAGTATAAATATCACAACTAATGGACAAAGTGGTGACTCTGGTTCTCCATTAGCAACTGAATTAACATTTAAAGGTTTTAACGGAAATAATAATGGTAGAATATTAGTAAATGATGTTTCCAATTCGGCACAAGTTGGTAATATGCAATTTTTTACATACAATGGTGGTCAAGTATCTTGTATGACTTTGACACAACAAGGAAATGTATTTTGTAATAGTCTTGGAACTGGGTTAGTATATTCAAATGGTGGAGTTTTAACAAGTACAAACCCTTCCGATGAAAGATTAAAAGATAATATTACAGATATTTCTTGGGGTCTTAGTGATATACTAAAACTTAGACCCGTTAGCTATAATTGGAAAGATGATAAAATTAATCAAGGAGTTCAATTTGGATTTATAGCACAAGAGGTTCAAGATGTAATGCCAGAAGCAATTAAAGAGTTTGGAGATGATGTTAAATACTTGGGTCTTGAAAAAGATGCTATCTATGCAACATTAGTAAAAGCCATCCAAGAATTAAAGGCAGAAATTGATGAATTGAAAGCTAAATAATTTTACCTAAATTTGTAAAAATAACCAAATATGACAATAACATTAAATGCAGAGCAAATTAAGCAATTAGATGGCTTTTTTCAAGAGTTACCGACAAAGTATGGCTTACCCCTTATTAAGTTCTTTGGTGAGCTAAATGAGGCTCAAAATGGCCAACAAACGGAAGTTAAAGAACAAGAGGTAGAAGGATAATGAAAGACTGCGGATATGCTATACGAAAGGCTTATTTCGACAAGATAAACGCTGCTGAGTACGAGTTATCGGTATATGATACCATTGCTCCAGATTACTCAGAGCCTCCATTCTTGTTAATAAGTTCTCAGACATCAGTAGAGAATAGTGATAAAACAAGCTATAACTTTGATGTAAGCATACAGTTTGACATTGTTTATAGAACATTTAAGTCTGGAGAAGTAGGACAAAAGTCCGTAGACACATGGGCTAATGCTTTATTGGAAATCATAGGAACAGCTCCTGCAGATTATCCAAATGCTTCTCCAGATTTCAAGATAGTTACAAGGAATATGGCATCAAACCAGGCTACTTTTGACTATGTAGAAGAAACATATATTTTTAGAAGAGTTATCATAGTTAATCACTTTGTGACTCAAACAACATAATAGATTAACAAACAAACAAATAAATATTAAAATTTAATATCATGGCAACAACTGGTGTGTTCAACGGGACCTTATTGGTCGTTAAAATCGGAGGTGTAGCAGTAGCTCACTCAACTTCATGCTCTTTATCTGTAAGCACAGACTTACCAGACGCATCTACAAAAGATAGCGGTGGATGGGCAGCTCAAATTCAAGGACAACGTTCTTGGTCAGTAACTACAGATGGTTTAGCAGTAATCGAGTCTGCAGCAGCTGGAGTAAACGTAGAGGACTTATTCTCTTCTGTTAGCTCAAGAACTGATGTTACTTTGACTTTCTCTACTTTCGTTAGTGGTGACAAGATTTGGACTGGAACTGCAGCGGTTGAGTCTTTAGACTTTACTGGTGACATGGAATCTCCAGCTACATTCTCTGCGTCATTTACTGGTACTGGAGCATTAGTGATGACTACCAACGCATAAACTAAAAACCAAAATATATGAGAGGACAATTTAACCTATCACTTTCTGATGGTAAGGTAATACCGTTACGTTTCTGTACATGGTCTCTAAAGAGATTCTGTAAGTTACAAGGTATAGGACCAACAGAAATAGGAATAGCTTTAAGTGGCAAAGACGCATTAGACGCAATAGTTAACTTAGTTAGAAGTGCTGCAGAGTACGCCTTTGTAAAAGAAGGAAAGACTGCTAACTTTACAGAGGTTGATGTTTGTGACTGGGTTGATGACATGGGCGGTATCGCAGGAACCCAATTTCAAGATATAATGGCTGCCTTATCAGAAAGCATGACAAGTGGTTTGGAACAACCAAGTTCTACGTCAACAGAAGATGGTGAAGAAAAAAAAAATTAGAATGGATTGACATAGAAAGATATACAATGGGGGAGTGTCAAATACTTCCCCATTTGTTTTGGGAGATGACCATGGCTGATTTAGACTTTGTTTGGTATGGTTATAGGCACAAAGAAGAGCAAGAGTGGGTAAGGTCAAGATGGCAAACTACTATGCTAATTAATATCCAACTACCAAAAGGTAAGAAGGTTAAGCCAACTGAGCTAATTGAGTTAGATTGTGATAATAGGAATAAGAAGAAGAATGTAAGAATAATGAGTGACGAAGAGTTACAACAAGTTCTAAAGAAATACGAAAATATTAAACCAGTATAATAATGGCGAATAATGAAGGTGTAGATATTATAATTAAGGCCACCGACCAGTACACAGCTACGATTAATAAAATAGCTGCTTCTAATAAGTTATTTGGTCAAACTGTTGAAAATACACAGAAACAAATTTCTGCATTAGAAAAGTATATGGTTACATTGGTAGCTAATGGACTTGACCCTGCAGACAAAAAAATAGTACAGCTTAAAGGTGATTATGATAAATTAAATCAATCTCTAAATAATGGTAGCGGTTCTTTAAAGGATGCTAACAAAAAGTGGATGTCACTTTCTTTAGTTGTACAAGATTTACCTTATGGATTTAGAGGTATTCAGAATAACTTACCTGCATTATTTGGTTCAATGGCAACTGGTGCTGGTGCTGGTTATTTTGCATTTTCTGCTTTAACTGCTGCCTTAACATTCTTTGACCAAAGTTTAGAGAAAACAAATACAACTGTCAAAAACTTATTTGACACATTTAATACCCTAAAAACAGAAACCTTAGCCTTAGGTGGTATATTTTCTTCTGTTAGAGAAGGAACATTATCTGCTGCAGATGCCACTAAAATATTCAATGAAAAGTTGGGTGATTTATATGGTACTGCTAAAAGCGTATATGAGGCTGAACAGCTTTATATTAAGAAAACAGAAGGGTATATTAAAGCTCAATACTTTAGAGCAAAGGCTGATATAGAGTATGAAAAAGCTAAAGAAGCATTAGCTAAAAAAGATGCTGCTTATGTTGATAATCAAGTAGGTATATTAGGTCAGTTAGCTACTGCTACTGCTGCCTTTTTTAAAGGTGGAGCAATGCAAGGTATTGCTGGTTTTTATAAAACTGCTAGTATTTATGCAAAAGACTTTACTGCACAGCAAACAGAATTAGCTGGTTATGAAACAGATTATCAAGAGGCACAGTTTCAAAAAAGACTTGCAATTGGACAAAAATATATGTCAGAGGCATATAAGATTGAACAACAATATGGTATTAAGTCTACTACAATAATAGATAAGAATGATAAGGCTGCAATAGCTGCTTTAGGTAAAAAAATAGAATTAGAGCAAAAGGTTAATGAGCAAGTAATACAGAATTTAATTGATGCAAAAAGGCAGGAAGTTCAATTATACCAAGAGGATGCCTTTAAGAAATATGAGGCTTCTAAGGAACTTGCTGGATTAGAAAGAACTTTAGCATTAGAAAAGATTAAGAATGGTGAATACACTACTAAGCAACAACTAGCTTTACAAGAAGGTGCAAATGTTGAATATGCAAATAAACTTCTTTTATTAGACCAGGCTACTCAAGAACAAGTACTTGCTGTTGATGCAAAGGTTAGAAAAGAAAAAAAGAGAAGAGATGAAGAGGATTTTAAGAATCAAGAGCAATTTGGTAAGTCTCAAGTAGATATATTAAAGTCTGAGCTTGGTATTAAGTTAAAGCTAAATAAAGATAATTTAATTGGCCAACAAAATGCTGTTACAGAGTCTATGGCTAAGGTTGGTGCGTTAATGGCATCTGCATTTGGTACTGGTCAATTCGGTCCTTTATTGCAATATTACGATGAACTAAATGCCAAGTTAGAGGGTATGGACCAAAATGCACTTAGAGGTGCAGAGGCAATGAAGAAGGTAAATAGCGTTTTAAGTAGTATGGCTACAGATACGTTTATAATGTTTGCAGATAATTTAGGTAAGGCATTAGGAGGTGAAAATGTAGATTTATTTGGAGGGTTTATTGAGATGATGGGTTCTGGATTACAAGAGATTGGTAAAGCATTGATTGCTTATGGTCTTGCTATGGATGCGTTTAAAAAGGCATTTACTAATCCATTTGCTGCTGTTGCTGCTGGTATAGCATTGGTTGCTGCAGGAGCTTACCTTAAAACAAGTATATCTAAAACAAGCGGTGAAACTGCTGTACCTACATTTGCTAGTGGTGGTATAGTTTCTGGGCCAACTATGGGTCTTATGGGTGAATATCCAGGAGCTAAATCTAATCCAGAGGTAATTGCTCCATTAGATAAGTTAAAAGATTTAATTGGTGGAGGTGGAGGTGGAACGTTTGTATTAAGAGGACAAGACTTACTTTTGTCAGTAAATAGAGCACAAAAAGCATCAACACTTAAAGGACAAAACATCAATTTAGTATAATGGCATACGGATTAAGATATAATCTACAACAATCATTAAGAGATAGTAGTACACTATTTGTAAATATCTATCAAGATTCATATACTGGGTCTGTATATAATTACAATGCTACATCTATAACAATAGAACCTAACACTATTAGTGATGAACCAGAGGCTGGTATTATATCTTCTCAGTTAAATGTATCTTTTTTAATATCAACTCAAGATGATTTTACTAACTTCCCAGATTTACTTAACTTTAATGATAGGCAATGGTATGTTGAATTAACTCGTATTCCAAATGGTGGTTCAGAAGAGGTTTTATGGAGAGGTTATATGTTTAATGATTATGTAAATATTCCATTTAGTACTGGTAATTTAGAGGTAAATATAACTTGCATAGATGCTTTATCATTTATGAAAAACTTTATTTATCCTTATCCAGATAATATAAATACAACAAGTAAATTATTAACAGTTTTACTTACTGGGTTGAACTGGTTAGGATTCCCAACATTAGGTAATTTGTATTCTTGTTGTTCTTATTATGGAAGTTTAATGGATGACAGAGCAGATAATACAGTATATGAGCCATTTAATCAGACTTATATTTATAAAAGAGACCTTATTAATAAAAATCTATATGATTTAATTGAGCAAATAATGAAGTCCTTTAATTGTAGATTATTTCAGTTTAAAGGTGACTGGTGGATAATGTCAGCTAATGAAATGGCTGCTACAAATGTTTATTTTACAAAATATAATGCGTTAAGTAATGCTGCTGTAGATTCTGGTATATTATCTAATCTTATAGCAGTTGGTCCATATACGCCTAATGGGCTACACTTTATAAATAATACTCAAAATAAAATAACTAGAAAAGGTTATCCTATTATAAAGGTTTCTACTAAAGTAGAAGCTGACGAAAACTATACACACAATTCTAATTTTAAACAAGGAACAACAGTTCCAACTGGATGGGAAATTACATTAGGAACTGGAGCTACTTTTCAATGGTTAAGATTCCCAAATGAAGAGTTTGATGTTATTAAATTACAAGGTGCTAGTGGATTCGCTGAGTTACTTGCTGGTAATATTGGTTCTACAGATACATACATTCCATTTGTTTATGCACCTGGATTTAAATTCTCGTTTGATGCAATTGTATCTACTGCAGCATTTCACGAATTAAGGATTTATGTATCAGTAGATAACTTTATAAATTCTAGGTTTTGGTTACAACCAGATGGAACATGGTCATTTACAAGAACTAGTATTTTAGTAGGTTATACTAATAAGGACCAATCATTTCAATCATTTTCAAGAGATATTGCTCTTGGAACATTTGTTATATCTGGAACTAGTTATAATGTTTATGGTAAAGTTTCTATTGAATTTCAAGCATATAGTTCTACAACAGCTTATATTAGAAATCCAAAAATAGTTCAAACAATAAATCCTGCAGTAGCTCAATCTTTATTAGTTACAAGAACTGCAAGTACTGCTGGTTCGCTAACAAAAGAATTAACATCATACATTGGATTATATAAGTCAGATATTCCTAATATGTATGGAGCATTATTCTATTCAAATAGCGACCCAATAACTGCATGGTATAGATTTGGTCATGCTGGTACATTTGCTACTCTACCTGCTTTAATAGCAAGAGAATATTCTAATTTACTTAGTAGGAACTACGCTACATTAGAAGGTGATTTAGGAGCAACTATTAATGCTTTTGGTCCTATATATTTAGCACATTCTTTTTTAGTAGCAGATTCACCAACGAACGCCTTATCGTATAATGGTAAAAAGTTCTTGTTGAATAGAGTTTCACCAAACTTTTATATTAACCAAGGTAATAGTATTCAATTATTAGAAATAACAGATACAGACAATTCATCTACAGAACGAGCTGAGTGGATTGTAAGTTAATAAACATATAGAAATGGCAATTTTAGGAACAGATGTGATTTTATATTACTACGATGGTGCAACTGACATACCATTTTCTTCAGCTACAAATTGTAATTTTCAAAGTAGCATGGAGTTGATGCCAGTATCTTCTATATACAACGCATGGGCAGTTGATTATAAACCAGATTTGACATCATGGACAGTAGATTGTGATGGATTATTGGCAGTTGACAACTTTGATTTTAGAGATTTTATCAATATTCAATATAATAGAACACAAATAACAATAAAGTTTACAGTGAATACCTCACCTGCATATACTATTACTGGATTGGTTAACTTACAATCACTAACTTATAGTGGAGATGTAAATGGGGTAGCAACTTATTCTGCATCATTTCAAGGGTGTAAAAGATATACAATAGCTTAAAAATTTTAATATGGCAATTTCTGGAAGTAGTTTAGCATTATATTATAGAGCAGGACCTAGTAATTATGTTCCTTTTGCTGCTGCAACAAGCTGCTCTTTTACATCTACAACAGCACAAATAGATGTAACTAATTATGATTCAGATTGGTTTAGGGATTATAAAAGTGATGTAATGGATTGGAGTGTAACGACCGATGGTTTAATAACAATAGGTTCTTTAGATTATAAAGACTTATTAGACTTGCAACTTAATAGAAGTAGAATTGTAGTAATGTTTTCTACCCTAGAGTATTTTCAAATGTTTTATGGTAGAGCATACGTAACTAATATAACAATAGGTGCACCAGTAGAAGGTGTAGCCACTTATTCTGCTACTGTTACTGGAGCTGGACCATATAGTTTTACTGACCCAACAACTTGTTTAAGGTTTCTTGTTACATTAACTACTGCTGGAACAGTAGAGTGGGTTGATTGTGATACTGGTGAGTTAAAATCAATAGGAACTTTTGGTCCAATGACATTCTACCAATGTGCTCAAAGGTCAGGAGGATTAAACCAAATATTTATAACAAGTGGAACTGGAACTATAACATCATCTGGTTTATGCACACAATAAAAACTATGAGACATACTAAAGATTACTTATTAATCATTCTTTCTGCATTTTTTGCTATTTGGGTATATAGGGAGTTTAATAAAACAGATAAACCAGTAGATTTTAGTGATACAAGTAAATACACAAAAGTTAAAGAGGTCAGAGATACCTTGTACAAGAACACGTACAGAAATAGGTACATAAAAGGGGATTCTATTCCCTTTGTTATTATAGCTACTGATACGACCACAATTCATGATACTGTACGTATAATATCCGATTACATACGTACTTATGCGTATTCAGATACGATTAAACAAGATTCCAATATCTTTGTAATAGATGACACGATAAGCCAAAATCGTATTAAGTCAAGAGGATTCAAGTCCAAGATTACCGAAAAAACCATCTATGTAAAGGAGTATTATGCTCAAAAAGCCAAACTTGGTCTTTATTACGGCATAAGAGGCGATTTTAGCCAAGAAAACGGATTAGAAGTACTAAGTCCTGGATTAATGCTAAATGCCAAAAATAAGGCTCTAATAGGTCTTAATATTAATATTAATAAAAATTATAATATTAGCTACTCTGGTAGCATATATTTTAAAATAGGAAAAAAGTAATATGGCAGCAAAAAAAGAAGGTATCTTGGGAGCAAACCCATTACCTATATCATTCAAAGATTTCGCTAAAAACCCTATTGTGGGAACATTGTTCGTTGTGCTTATAGGTATATCCTATTTGTATATAGACATTAAAAGCACATTTGTAGGTCAAATACAAAGCCAGGAATACAGAATATCCAACCTTGAGCATAAGGATTCCTTAAAAACACAAGCCCTAATGGAGTGTAAAACTGCTTTAAGTGCGACTAGCACAAAGCTAGAAACACTAGAAGATTTAGGAGCTATTAAAAAATCTGTAAAATAATAGCCATGAAATTATTATTCTTTTCATTATTGTCAATCTTCACATTAGTAGGATATGTTAAAGTAGAAGGAGTT